TTTATGACTCTCTCGGATGATATAAAAAAATTACAAATTGATGCAGACGAATCTGTAACTGAACTACGTCAAACACTTTTAAGAACACAAAAAGAATTATCTAAAGCAAAACAACGCACAGAAGAATTAGTTGAAGCCACAATTCAAGCATGTAAAGATGCAACTCTTGCTTTAGGCCCGATGAAGCCTATTGAAGGTCCAAAAGCCGATAAACGTAAGAAAAAAGCTGAAGTAGCTTTATGGCATTTGACCGATTGGCAAGGCGCTAAAGTAACTCCATCTTACAACTCTGAAATTATGCGTAAAAGAGTTATGTTATTTACTGAAAAAGCAACAAAGATTACTGAAATACAACGCCAAGATCATCCAGTTAATAACGTTGTGGTTTGCTTTGGCGGAGATATGGTAGAAGGTTTATTTAATTATCCTGCTCAGCTTTGGGAAATTGATCTCAGTTTGTATGACCAATACATAACGGTTAGTCGTTTGATTGTGGACGTAATTCGTCAAGCTTTATCAGTTTATAATCATGTAACAGTTATACCAGAGTGGGGAAATCATGGCAGAATCGGAAACAAAAGGGCGGATGTACCGAAATCTGATAATTTTGATCGTATGTGTTATGAGTTGGCTCGTCAGTTATTATGCTCTGAAGAAGCAATTCAAAAAAGACTAACATGGGATCCATTACATGGAGTTGAAGATATTCAACGTATTGAAATTGGCAATTATCGAGCTCTTCTTATGCACGGCGATGAAGTTGGTAGATCTGGTTTCGCTTCTCCGTCCGGATGGCAAGCAGCAGGAAATCGCTGGAAAGCAGGAGCTTACGACTGGGAATTTCAAGACATCTACCTGGGTCATTACCATCGTCATGCACAGGAACCGTTATCAGATGGTCTTGGATCAGTATATTGGACCGGATCACCAGAATCAGATAACAGGTACGCGCGCGATTCTATGGCCGCCTCAGGTGTTCCTTCTCAAAGACTGCACTTCATTGATCCCGAACGAGGTCGTGTCACTGCTTGTTATCAAGTTTGGTTAGACTAATGAACCGCAAAGAGATCTTAGAAGAAGCAACTCGTTTAATTTATAATGATAGGCAAGCAGATTATGGAACTCCACAAGAAAACCATGATCGCATTGCAAAGCTTTGGAGTGTAGTTTTAGGCATTACCATAGAACCTTGGCAAGTCGCATTATGTATGAATCAAGTCAAAGTTGCTCGATTAGTCCAATCACCTGAGAAATTAGATGGTTGGGTAGATGGTGCAGCTTATATGGCAATTGGCGGAGAACTAGCAACGGAGGATAAATGACTACATTGATCGCCTACCAGCATGATGATTACTGCGTCATTGCTGCAGATAGTCAAACAACTGGTTATGACATGAGAGCAGATTGTTCACCTATGGGTAAAATTGCTCAAAATGGCCAATACTTAGTATCAGCTGCAGGACTTGTCCGAGGTATGAATTTAATCCAACATGCTTTTAATCCACCTCAACCACCTAAGTCTAAAAACCTAGATAAGTTCATGGTTACTCATTTTGTCCCAAATCTACGTAAAACATTTGGTGAGTCTGGATACGATGTAAAAACTGAAGGTTTTCCATCCTCATTTGAAAACGACTTTATTATTGCCGTTAACGGTACTCTATATTTTATAGATGAAGTATATGGAATTGAAAAGACTAAAGATAAGATCTACTCAACTGGAACAGGGGCTAAAATAGCTCTTGGGGCGGCACATGCATTAGGAATTGATGACGTTGATGAATATGAAGAAGTTATTGAAATTTTAGAGGAAGCAATCAAAATTGCCATAAGATTTGACATTAATAGTGGCGGACAAGTTCAAGTAGCTTTACAAACAAAAGCTGGAAAAAATCACATTGCATTCTTAGATTAAATAAACAAAAAAATAAGCCCCTGCCTTTCGGCAGGGGCCTTTTTCCTTTTACTTAACTAACTATCTCTAAGACTCGATCTGAAAGAGTTGTTCCTTGATTCAGCATGAATCGCTCACCTACGGCAAAATCATCTAGTGAGCGAGTTGTACGAGCCCATTGTTCGTACTCTGTAAATGCATTAACAACTCCCCACGCGGTACCTTTGATATTCTCCTGAGTTGGACCGTTCCAAATGCTAGCCAAAGTATAACGGCGATCTTGCATTGAGTTGACCTGACGAGGAGTCATGTTGTTAATATCGATCGGTAGAAGTCTGTTAACGATTTCAACAAATTTGTCATTAGTGACTGATTGAGCAATTAATTCTTCGGCACGTAGTGAAAACTCTTCGGTAGCTTTTAAAGTTACACTAAGAGTGGCACGTACATCTTCTACCTGGACATTCATGCCGGACGTGTGACGAAATGAAATAGAAGAAGTTGTGGTATAACGCATCATTCCATTGGTGCAGATTAAACGTAATTGCATTAATTGAAACTTAAATGCATCAGTTCCATCATGAGTATTAGTTGCCATCAAATAAGTATCTACTGGATCGACTCCACCGATATTTAAAGTATTTGGAAGCTTTGAAGCAAGAAAGATCTTACGTCCGCCTCGTAATTCACCAGCAGAAACATATATTGCCCCTGCTTCATAAGTGACAGCATCGATCATTTGGACAATATCTTGATTCTGAACGATTGAATATGAAGGTGAAGTAATTCCAAGAACAGAAGCAGATCCATCAGCATTAACGCGAGTTGTTGCTGACTTACTAGGGACTTCAATTACATTTCCATCAAAATTAGCAAATAATGGAGTATGTTGAACTGTCCAATCAAGATTTGCATTTGTTAAAACATCGGCAGCAGAAATTTGATCTTCGTTGGTATTTACCCACGATGCTGCATTAATCCATGGAGCTTTGCGCTGTGCTGCGCTTGTAACTTGTACTGACATTTTTTCTCCTAGCGGTTATCTGATGGACTCATCAGTGACGTCATTTAACGTCAGACACTCCCGAAGGAGTGTTTCGTCCTATTTACGTGCTTTGTGCACGTCAATGGATAGTAGTTCCATTCCTAAAGCAGGAAGAGTTGCATTTACGAGTAAGTCTTTTAGATAAATCTCTAAATCTACCGAGTCATCTGCAATGTTGGTTGAAATATCTTTTACTTTAATCGAGATTCTGTATTTCTGATTCATTTTATTCTCCTGGCGGTTTATGGCAACCGGTTGGTTGCTCATGGGTAAATTCAATACTGTCCACTGGTATTTGTACACTCTATCGAATAAGATCTTATAGGGACCTTTTACAAGCTTTCGGGGTCCGTTTAGTCCAGATCGAGCGGTCAGGTTTGGCCCAGAGCTGCGGACATATTGATCCGAGTATGTTTATATTTACCACAAATGGACCCGCGTCCTGGTTGATCCTGGCGGCTTTGGCTAGGTTATATACCACCGGCTAGAACATCTGTTCTAATCAATAAGATCTTTTAGAAACATTTCTACAAATGGTGGATATATGTCCACCAACAGTGTATATTGATCCTATGAGCAACCGCTCATACTAACCGCCAGGAGGCAAAAGTGTCACCACTAATTAAAGACATTATGAAAGTTACAAAAATGTCTGAGTCAGATGCACAAGAAATCGAATCTATCATCGAACAATATTTTGATTTAGATTCATCTGAAGCAACTCAACGTGAAGTCAATGCAACTATTCGTGACGCTGTAGCATTGAAGAATATGAAATGCAATCATCCACAAGGAACTCAACACACATTGGAGTGCGTCCGCTAATGAGAACTATTGAAACTCAATTGATCTTTTGCAATAAGTGCGATAAAGCAACTTATGTATCAGGACACAAATATCATCTTGAGCGTTGTTCTTATTTAGCACGTGGTTACGATTGCTATTGTCTGGAAAGCGATAGTTTATTCTGCAGTTGTGGATTTTCATTATGAATAAAGATTTAATTAAAACAGACTACGGTTACGATTATCGCGGTGTTGCTATTACGCGGACAAAAACAGGTGAATTTACCTATGGACAAATCAGTGAGTTTAATTATCGCCCGATGTCTATGAAACTTGCAGAAGTTCTTGCAGAGATAAATGCGCATTTAGATAATGGCGCAACAATTGAACGTTATCGCATCAAGATAGGTGCATAATGAGTCGAGACATGCAAAATGGAAAATGCTGTACGCATATATTTATTAAACGAAATTGTTATTGTCATTTATGCTCTGGATGGGAATGCGATAAAGGTAAAG